TAGACCATGTCGTCGTTACGGAACGCGGCCCGAGCGACATGGTCCGGATACCAGAAGTAGCGCAACTCCGCCGGGTCTGAGCCATCCCACAGCGCGTTGATCTTGATCGTCCCGCCGTCGACTGCGTACATCTGCGCTACCTGACCACGCAGGTTCCGTACCTCTTCGATCACCCCAGCATCCAGGACCAGGATGTCCTCAACGATCGGCTCGATGAACGATCGGAAGCTGTCCAATGTCGGATTAGGCGCATTGAATAGACGCTTGATCTGAGCGGCTAACGCAGGGTCGAACTTGTCGTTGGTTTTGTCATATGGAACGATGTCCCACTCAGCGGCACTGATCTGACTCTTCCGGACATTGATGGCCGCACGCACCCATTCGGAGTGCTCCGACCAGTTGCGGAACAGCTGTACGTTGGCCTTGCCAACGCGACCACGCATTCCCCAGTCCTGACCACCGCCAGCGTTGAACATGACTGCTGCGGACGACGCAGGAATACGGCTCTGTACAGCCTGCCGCTCGGTGGACTTAAGCACGGTCACAGCCCGGCTCTCCCGCAGGGCCACACTCGATGGCGTTCGCTGGGAACGGTTCCTGGCTTGCTTACGACTCACGGGTCGTGTCCCTGAAATGGCTCATCACAAATCGCCCGGCGGCTCGGTTCAAGAAGTCGCTCTCCTGTTTCTTGTTCATCTCGGCGAGCGCCTCCTCATACGTCAGGCGAGCCGTGTCGATGTCACGCATCCACAGGCCAATGTGATCCGGGACTTCGCGTGCCCCGTCGCGGAAAGGAAGGTTCATACCCCAAGCCTCCCGTAGAAGAACCCACTGGACCCCATGTCCAGAGCGAACCCCAGGGCATCGACCATGTCGTCATGGCCCTTTGGGAAATTGATGAGTTCGCGCTCAAAGTCACTGTCACGCAATGACTCGGAGTGCCATATCTTGCCACCTTCGTACTTAGCAGCCACCGCGCGTGCCCGTGTGACCTTGTCCACATCGGACTTCTTACCCTCGATGGGCACCCTGGGATACTCGCGCATGACTTCCTGGATCAAGGTGGACTGGAACTGCTGGCTCTCACAGACAACCAGGGACATGTTTGAGTAGGCCAGCCAGCCCTCGTACACGAACTCGGCGTGATGCGTTTCGCGCTTATCACGATAGACGGATAGCACGTAGAAGTTCCCCTCGCCATCCTCTGCGACCGTACAGCGCGCCGTGAAGTCGGCCCGCTCACGTTCGGAACTGGCTAGGTCCACACCCATACGGATGGTGTACTGCTTGGCTGGATCGAGCTGGTCGAAGTACTTGAAGGGGCGTCGAAAGATGTTGCCCTGCATCAACCCCGAGATATCGTTTTGATATGCACAGCTGAAAAGCGCTGAGCCCAGCTCGTCTTTCTTCTCTAGGAGCTTCGTCACTGTCCAGTGCTCAGGCCAGTAACTGTCGTATGGACCACCATCGGGTCCATCTAGTGCCTGACGCCTCAAGAGCCGCCAGCCGCGACCTCCCTTAGCAGTTGCATCCGTGAGTCTCTGGTAGAGGTCATCCTCGCCCCAGCGTGTCCCGAGCACGATAACCACGCCTTCTGGCACGAGCGTAGGAAGAAGGGTCTTGAAGAACCAGGTCTCGACTTTGGACCTCTGGTCAACGTTGGCGCTGTTCTCTTCGTCCAGGATGTCGTCGGCCAGGATGAGATCGAAACGCTTACCAAGAATGGCCCCACCGACACCGACAGCGTACATGGTGACGTACGAACTTTCATGCCATTTCGAGTCTTTCCTAAGCCACTCCGCATTGGTCCACTTACTTGGTGAGACTAGGTTACCGAACAGCTCCTGGAACTTCTCATTCCGTTCGTACGTGCCGCGGATGGCACGAGAGAAGTCATACGCCTGTACAGCGGTGTTACTGACAAGGCAGATCCGAGCGTTTGGGTGAGTCGCAATGTAGTGAGCCAGGAAGATCGTGTTGCCCCAGGTCGTCTTGGCAGCACCCCGTGGCTCAAGGATTACAGAGTTCGCCTCGTGCTCGACGGCCTCCGAGATGAAGTCAACCATCTCTCGATGGTGAGCGGCTGGGACATACCCGTGAACGTACTCACCAAACGCGAATGGATCAGTTTTCGCGAGCTCCCGCAACGAGAGCTGGTAGAGCAGCACTTGTTCGTCCGGCGAGAGCTTGTCCAGGCCTGCTTGCTTCAACCAGACGTCGTAAGAACTCTGGAGGAAGCTCTCCGATGGAGCCGGAAAGTTCAAGACGACGCTCCTCGGTTCGGGATGTCGGCTCACCAAGGATGAGCAACCCAACGTTTACGACTTTTACCAACTCAGCAGTGGAGATGGTAAACATAGGGTCCTGTATCTGCTGAGCGTACTTGTAGATCGCTGCTCTGGCTACGGCCAACGCGTCGGCGCGAAACTGCATGAGCTCATCTGTCTCGGCCTCAGCGACCTGCTCGCTGACTCGCTCGATGACCTTTTCCTTGGTGCGCTCCTTGATGCGGTCGCGCCGATCGTACCAGCCATGCGAACGAGCGTATGAGGCCAGCGTGGAGTAACTCTTGATGTTGTGCTTCTTCGCCAGCTCACGAATGGACAACTTACTGTTGAGATACTCGCGCTCCAGGGTGACATAGTCATGAACGGTTCTCATAGTTACGCATGTTCCCCTATCAAGCAGAAGCCGCAGCATACGACCGGTACACGTTCAGCGCATCCGCATGAACACGGGCAGCGGTGATCAGAGACAGGGAAAGGACGCGGGAACCGTCGACGTTCGCCGATGTCAGCCGGGAACAAAGCGGAAACCTCCCGCGCCCTTCTTCTGGCCCTGAGCATCCGTTCCCGTTCGCGGTACTCGGGATGAGCCGCCCGCCACGCTCGGTGGTAGGCGTTCCGGTACTCCTGCTCGTGCCAACGTCCGCCGCGACTACCGGGTCCGGTCGGAATAGATCGGGAAGAGTACTTCCCCATCGAAAGTGAGCCTAATGGGGATCTTGTGTAGTCAGTCGACTGATTAGACAGAAATGGGGAATCGTCATCGTCGGTCATCCGCGTTACCCCGCGTCGATATACCGCCTAGCGATTGCCTCCATAGCTCGCCAGTCTTCGGTTATTTCCTCAAATTGCTTAGCCTGAGACAGCGCGGCGTCAAGTACATCCGCAGCAGTACGAGGCAAACGGTACATACGTTCTACCCAGCGTGTCGCCGTCTGATCCTGGAGGGACGGCGGCTGGGACATCGATGGTGGAGCCTGCATGGCCACGAACTGTTCGCGGGCGTACGGCAACGTCTTCATCAGGCTTTCGATCGGATGCCGTTCAGACAGACCGCTCAGCAGGCGCTCCAGCTTCGCTGGATCTGGGCGTCCGTGCAGTTCGTTTAATACAAGCGTGAGTTGTCTCGCCGTATCATCGTCAACCTCGATACGGATGACCGGGATCGATACCAGGCCAAGCTCCATGGCGGCCCGTACTCGATGCTCCCCGTCGATGATCTCGTAGCGACCCTCGACGATCCTGGCGGTTACTGGGTCGACAAAGCCGTACGTTTGGATCGAGGCGACCGCCTTGGCGAAAAGATCGTCATCCAGCACGTTCGGGTTGTACGAGTTGGGGAACAATTCAGCCGGGTCGATCCAGCTGAATTCAATCTCTGAAGCGAGACGTTGGGACTTTGCTGTCACTGAATCGCCTCTGGTTAGACCGCTCACGCGCCGATACGATCTCTGGGGCTTCGTAGTCCGCACACATCGCACAGAGAACGCGGCCAAACACGATAAACGGGTCGACTGTGCGTGTATCGCATCCTTCGCACCGGTACACCTTTACCGCACTGGCCACTCGACCTTCACTCCGTATCCATCATCAGTTACGACTTCGATAGCTGAAACTGGGTAGTAGGAGAGCTGCTCTCGGAAGTAGTAGGCAAGCCCAGAGGCGCTGGTCTCGACACCGGGCAGGAATCGGTCAAGGTCACATCGATGATACTGAGCGACCACATTTGTGATCGCCTCCAACGAGCCGACATCCATGTTTTTCTCATCCGCTGCGATCTCAATCCGGACGCGCCACGTATGGCCATGGCGTTCCTCGCATAACGGATGACCCTTCACGGTATGTGCGCCAGAGAACCGAGTCTCAATGACAGCCGTGATCTTCATTTCCCCTCATATAAAACGGGACGGCAAACCAATAAAGCCGTCCCGTCCGTTCGGGTCTGCACAGTCAATCCTGTGCGTTCCAGTATTCGATTTGTGTGAAGTGTATACCTATCAGAAGCGCACACAAGGGGTGTTTAGGACGTTTCCGTAAACGAAGCGGCGACCCGAAGTAGCTCAGATACCGCACGTGCGTCTGACGAGTCGCTCGCATACTCGCGAGCGCACTCAATCAGTGCTGCTACCTGCTGTTGATACAGCAACGTCGCTTCCTGATGGAGCGGGCGCAGGATCATCTCCGATTGCCCCGTCTCCAGTCTCCCGATGATCAGCGTGGGCTTGAACTCGCTGCTCATCCGGGTACCACGTCCCGATCCGTTCCATCCGCTTCGTCGCCCGGATCACTTCCGTCGGCTCCATCAAGCTCTGGAACGTCTCCCGAAATTTCCGAACCCCCATCACCTGTCTCGTCATACAGCTCTCCTATGTCGTCATCCTCCCATTTGTGGGTTGTCCAGTTAAATCGCCACTCCGATCGCAGATGTGAGTAATCCTCAAACCTGAGCTGACCGTCATCACAAACGATCAGTGCACCAGTCTCAGAAACGGCCAGAAGCAAGACGACCCCATGCTCGTTATGCGTGGCCGGGAACGGG